CTGCAAAGTACTCACCGCCATGGTTAGTCTCCCACCTGCCTTTTGCTTTTGAGTCTTCTCTAAGTTTAACATCTCCAAATATATTTTTATACTCTGGACTATCAATTAAATTTCTTACCTTAGCACCGAATCTTCCTGATAATTCTGCATTGTGGGATACCTGCATAATTTTCATTTTGGGATACTTACCAATCATCCACGCAGGAAAATAAACTGACGCAAATTCAGATTTAGTATGCCTAGGTGGCATGTTAACAATAAGCCTACCTACTTTATCTTTTGAAATTTTAGTAAATTCATCTGCAATTATTTGGTGATGGCCCCACTTAGAAGGTTCCTTTTCTTTTCTACAAATAAAATCTGGCCACATCTCTTGAACAAAATATAGAAAGTTGTCCTGACATAATTTAATATGTTCTATCATCAACTTCTCGAGTCTTAATCTAAGTTCTTCTGTAGTTAGTAATTCTTTGTTTACCATAAATATAAAATATATTTGCTAGGTCCCCTTTAGGGGTCCCTTAGACGTTTTACTTTACACTATTTTTATTGGCATAACAACTTACCTTTAAAAGCATTGGTCCCCTTTAGGGGTCCCTTTAGAGTTTTCACAGTATACTACTTCTATATATCCGACAACTTAAGGCTAAGTATGCAGTAGTAAAATTTTTAAATCTAAAAATTAAAGAATAAATTTATTTTAAAAGTTTTAAAATCGACTGGTACCTCTAAGGGACCCGGCCTGTTAGGGCCGGGCTTAGGGAACTAGGTTTATTTCTTACCGAATATTAAAACTACTAAGACGGCTAATATAAAAGCTAAATACATTGTGCCCATATTAAACCCTATTCATTGATCGTATAGCAAGGACCACACCAGCCAGGGCCATTGTAAACCCTAACCACACATCCAAACTAAACATTAATATGACACCAGTGAAAGCAATTGCAAAGCTTACTAATACCAGGGTGATAACTAGAACTGTATTTAATTTATTTTCCATAATTTACCAGCTCAATTTCTTAGTTGTCTTCTCTTCTTTTATTAGATCTTTTATATAAGTTCTAATTCTAACTTTTTGACTTTCATTTAGATGATCTAAAATAAAATCAAATGCAAACCACTGATTTTCATTATCTTGTAACTTTCTAAATAGATCGTCAGTATTAGCATTCGAGGCCATATTCTTTTGATATTGGGCCGTTGTTTTTTTGTGCTCATTTAACATTTTTATTTCCCTTTTTTTTAGTTATTTATTATCTCCCATTATTAAATTATTTAATGGGAGAATTATATAAGACAAGTTGACGCACCTTAAGTAAGAGCACAAACGGCAATTACAACCAGAAAAAACGGCAGCGGATAGAATAAAGCAAACCGCAACAGCATTGCGAAAAACTTATCCATTTTAAACCCTCACAAATTTATTATTTGTATCATGTCGTGCCTTGCCCTTAGCTATTAACCCAACGATCACGCCTCTAGGATCTTTAAATCTTAAGTCGTGAAGATCTCCATCTATAACCCTTCGGCCCTTATATTTTTTGGGTAACTTATTTTTAAACACAACGGCCACGTTATGGCCCTGAGTCATTGCCAGCTTAATGTCTCCATCATTGGCCCCTGAGTCGCTGAAGGTGATATTATAATTTTTAATATCATGATCCAAATAATTTAGGACTTTTGTATAATCATAAAATTGTACATCAGGATGAAGCTGCATAAGACTCGAACCGCCATCAACTTTCATACGATGCCAGGCCAGGTCACTGGTACCGTTTAAACGGACCGCAAATTTAAAGCCCTGATTTTTTGCCCGCTGCTTCAGCTGCTGTATTTCTTTTGAGAGCTCCCATAAGAAACCGTTCTTATTTGTAAAATAATGCTGAGTCTTATTGATCCGGGCTTGCTGCACCGAATTCATTTGGCCCCGTCCTGATGTATTTAAACAGGGGTCAACACATCCTCCAGGACCAGTCACGGCCTTAGGGCAAACATTTTTACCGCTCATATTATAAGGGGCTAAATGTAGAATTGCGGTTTTATATCCGAATTTCTCACCCTTAGCCATTTTAGTTTGACTGTAATAATTTAATAATGGCATCAGTTACCCTCCACTATTTCTTTAAGTTCCTGAAGATCTTCTCCAGTATCAGTAAAGTCCGAACGATCAAAACCAAAGCTTGCCGCTGCATCCGCTTCAGCTGCTTCCTTCTCGGTCCAGCCGCCTTGCAATTTGTTTTTTTCGTGGTTTGGGTTATCTTTTGATAAAGCCCATTTTGTAGCCTGTTTTTTATTCATTTTTTTATCTCCATTTTAGTTAAGCATCTCATTAACATGGGACTGGTTACCCTGTCAATAAATCTTTTACATATTTTTAAAGTTTTTTATTCTTTATATATAGAGCTCACCAGCTCCAGGGCCTTCTAAAAAAATTTAAAAAAAATTACTGCCTTACTAATGCTAAACAAAACGAAAAATTTCCTCAATGGCACTTCAAGATTTTGAAACTACTAATGTAAAATAGAAGAGAAAAAACCCTCATAGGCTCTTCAAGGTTTCCCCATGTACTAATGCTAAACGCAAACGAAAAAACCCTCATAGGCTCTTCAAGGTTTCAGAGCCAAGAGGCGTGGTTCATGGTGCTAGAAATTTAAAAACTTCATCAAGGTTCTGGAAACTTTTTAAAAGAACCAAGGTTCTCGGCTCACGCACCTCGAGAATTTGGAAGCCCCACTCCAAGTGGGGCTTTAGGCACAAAATATATGCCCTGCCACCATTGGTATTATGTTTTAAATGCCAATTAAATTGCCACTTTGATAGATTACAATTCTTGATATTATTTGCTTTGAGTTCAATCCAAATAGACCTACCATTTATAAGCCAATAAACATCTGGTATTCCATTGATTGTATTAGATTCTATGCGAAAAATTTGACCTTTTAACTTTAATAGTTTGATCTTATTCCATAGCTTTGATTCTTTAGTTTGCACCCATTATTAATAGGTCAATAATAGGTGCAGATCAATACTTATGCTTGTTTACTCTCTTCCATTACTAGTCTATCAATTTCTTTATAGGCTAGTTCCAAAACTTCCCCCATTGTCATTTTATCGGTTAAATCAACTGCATGAGTTTTACTATTTGCTTTGCTTTCAATTAATAAAATCCACTTTCTAGGGTTCAATATGTTTTCAATCTCTTTTCTAAAGATTGTTTCACAGCAGAACCAATAACCTTTATAGCTATTTTTCATGAAAGTATTTTACCTTTTAACTCAATAGAAGTAGATGATTTTAAATAGTCTGTATAAAGACTGGGCTCATCTTTTTTAAAGGTAGTTGTATCAAACCTATTAATATCTTTTTCTAGCACTTCTAAAAAGAAATCAACAGTAGTTTTACCAATCTTGATATCTTTAAAGTTTTTTCTCTTATCTTTAAAGTTCTCAATAACTGGAACTAACTCATCTTTTAAGGCAGTTCTTATTTTTGTTAACTCTCTTATTTGATCTGTAATCTCAATATATTTAAAGGCTTTAGCGTCTAATTTTAGGGCTAATATATCTTGAGTTTTTTTTATTGTATTGCTCATTTTTATTTTCCTTATTTTAGTTTTATATAACTTATGTTATATCTCCCATTAATAAGTTATTTAATAAGATAAGTCAAAGTAAAAATTAACTCTTTTTTAACGCTATATATTGCTTATCTTCTAGGTCAATTCTACAATGGCTATACTGACAATGAAAACGCCCTCTGGAATTATCCATATATTTCTCAACATCATTATCATATTTATTTTTTATGGTTTTTAAAACAAAAGGGCTATTACTCATATATTCAATGGTACTATCCTCTGCCTCTTCTAAATGATAATTAAATACTAAACATCTATGTATTTTTCTCTGGTCTTTAGTCATGGCACTTACAAGAAAAGTTGAACGACTAAATATATTTTCTGGTTTAACATCTAATGTGCACCATTTATGGTAATCCCACAAATGAAGTTTTATTTTACCTTTCTCCATAATTGAGAAATCATTAAATGACCATTTTTCTGGTGTGATTATCCCCATTTTAAAACCTCTTTAATTTTTTCTAGCTTTAATTCAGTACATCTTAACTCTTCTTTTATAACTTCATAAGTAGGTTGTTTTTTACACATTTTAATAAATGCTCTTCTAACATGACGATCTGACATAGTTTCTACATCAATCCAATCATGCCTACTTTCACTATAATATTCTGTCTTTAAGTTTTTAGTCATTTTTTTTATCCCTCTCTTCAATTACATCATCAATATGTATATCCATAATATCCCAAGATAAGCCCATTGTAGCGTCATGTCTTCTTAAACATCTTGATAAAACTTCTCTACATTCTTTAATATTTAATTTTTCTTTTTTATTTCTATCTTTTAATTGCTGCTTAACATCTAGCGTACTCCATTGAATACTAATAGTGTCTTTATCTATCCAATCCATAAATCCTTTAATGCCCTATGCTCATAACATAGGGCTAGTTAATTTAAGCTGATAATTGCTTAATGCTTGATTGTGGTATTGAAATTGCTATTTGTGATTTTTTAGCAATAGCTGAAATATGTTTTAATACTTCTGAACCAATCATGTCAGAGTGTAATAAATCAATAGCCTCTTCTTTAGCTTCTGATATTACTTTTAACTCTTCACCTTTTTTAGTTTTATAAAAGGCTTTTTTAGTCTCCTCATGACACTTATTTTCTAAAAATTTATAGAAATCAGTAGTTAAAGAGTAAGTATCTTTATTGTCAAAATCCCAACTAGGTATTCTGTCATTACTATTACTATAATTGTTATTATCCCAATTACGATTAGCTGACCAATCTTTTAGTTTGGTTTCTAATTTTTGAGAAGCGTCTCTTAACTTTATTTTTTTAACATTGAGCAGTTTATCAATACTTTGAAAAAAAGCATTGTAATCACTTTCTGCTAAATCAACTGCTTTCAAATCCTTTTCAATTTGAAGCGTTTTAGTAAAGCTACTAAAGTTTCTTTCACTCTTCTCTCTGATTTCTGCAAGGTGCATACTTTCAATAGCTTGTATTTTAGTTTGGAACTTACTATTAAGTTTATTTTCCCAATACTCTTTATTGTCCTTACTTATTTGTTTACTCATTTTTTACTCCATTTTTTAGTTTATTAAAGTTAAATTGAGCATTATCCCATGAAAATAGGATAGTCAAGAAATTATTTTAAAAAATAAAAGAAATAAATATAATAATTAATATAAATAATAGAGGATAGAAAAGAGCAAATCTTAATAATGTAGCTATAAAATTATCCATACACACTACATAGTGTGGTTTAAAAAATAATCAACACTAATTAATTTTTTTTATATTCTGTATTACTGCTGTTGGAATTATAGTTGTATTACCAATATTGTCAAATGTAGGCTTTTCTTTAGTCTTTATATAATCAGAGAATATTCTAGTAATACCTTTTTTTTGACTTAATAAATAACCTTTAGATACACATGTTGGTAAAAGTTCTTTATTTAAATCTTTTGTATTACTCCAACCTGCGTCACCCTCAATATCAAGCCACTCAATCTCTACAAATGGATATTTTGTTATATCATTGCCCAGCGTTTTTGTATTCAAAGGAAATATTTTTTTAAATTTTCTTTTTGATTTTTTTTTATTTTTTTTCTTTTTCATATTTTACCTTTCCTAAAAAATTCCCATGGTCACTTCAAGATTCCTAAAAAATAACCCATATGCACTTCAAGATTCCTAAATTTCATTTTCATAAGTTTTGTCATTGGCTAATTCTTTCTCTACTATATGATCCTTAACTTCTACTAACACACTACCAACAGAAGAGTTAATAGTTGGATTGTGTATCTCATTGAACACAACCATCCAATTACCGCTATGAAGTAATTTCTTCTGCCGAAACGTTAATGATGTTCTTGCCTTCTCCGATCTTGGTTTCAAGTTCAGATAAGCGTTGTTCAAGTTGTTCACGAGACATACCCTCCAATCCAATATGATTAATTTCTTTCTTATCTACAAAAAATCCTGCCATTTGACCTTTTCTGTATTCTGCATTAATCGCTGCTGTGAATTGTCCTTTTTTAGATGCAGCTTCTTTTAAAATATCATATGTTTTATAAGACCTTAATTTATCTTTAGAATATTTTTCTGTTTCTCTCTGTAATCTTTTTTCTAAATATCTCACAACATGCGGATTTAAATCAGGGTTAAGAAGTCTTGAAGCAATCTCAGTTGGCCCGTATTTGTTTTTAGATGTGTACCCAGCAAATTTAGCAGCATCGACTTTTGATATCTGGCCCCATTCACTAACTAATTTATCAACAAACATTCTTTGTTTGATAGTTAGCTCTTCACTGGTTTTTAAACTATTTTTCTTTTTAGGCATGTCTCAATATAACCGATTTTCTCCCACTGCATATACCCCTTACTTACAAATAAAAAAAAATAAATTAAAAAACAGGGCTTGGATCCTCTGTTTTCCTAGAACTACTAGGAATTTTCCTAGTGTTTTCCTAGTCTATTTTGCTCTACTTTCCTTATTTGACGCTGTTTTTCCTAGTTTCCTAGTTATTTCTCCCTACAAATAAAAAAAAAATATTTTTTTTTCTAAGGAGAGGGTATAGTAGGAAAGACCCGTGAACCGTGATTGTTGTTTATTTACCACAGACTGCATCATATTTATCACAGTACCACGTATCTCGGATTATGACTTGACTTCTATTAATATACGTATATCTCTAATGAAAGCTTATTATTCATTTTTAAGCTCCATTTTTAGTTAGGGTAAGGTCAGGTTTCATTTCCTGGCCTTATTTGTTTAAGGCACTCAGTATCCAATTTAGTCTCCCTCTTTTTCGTTAGCCAATGCCCAAAAAATTTGGTACTATTATACATGTTCCTTATACTGAATGTAAGAAGGGTACCACCATGACTAAGCTTTCACGGTAATAAAAAAAGTAGTCATAACAATCGACTGACAATCAAATACATCTCTTCTCTTCTTTTCTACAACTTTTCTTAACTCTCTACGCTTATCTTTATCTGCTTCTAATTTTAATTCATTATATAAAACGTAATATTCACGCCATTTAATATGTTTAACATTAAACTGAATATCTAAATTTTTTAAAGCTTTTCTATATCTAATCCTAACTTCATCAGGATCCCAACCAGCCCACCAACAAATCTGATTAAAGTCTTTAGATTCATTAATCCAATCATGAGCATCTAATTTATTTAATGATGATTTACGGTCAGTAGAATTTAAACGTGCATCTTCAAAGGCATTTAATATAACGTGTCTCCACAACTTCTGTTCTTGATTGACATGGTTCTCATGGATTAAATCATTAGCCACTCTAATGCCCATAAGTTTTAACAAGTCTAGTGAGTAGATCATGATAATAGCCCTTCGATTTATTCCAACTTAATCGAGTTGCGACCTCATAATGTTCATGGACATCTTCAATAATATTTGTGATGTCTGCGCCTTTTAAATTTTCAAATTTAATATATTCTTTTATATCTGTTAATGTTTCTCTGGTATTCATAACCTCATTATAATTACTTTGAGTCATCTTTACCACCTTTGACCAGTTTAAAACTTAAAACATTATCTTTAACTTCTTTTATTCCCTGACCTACATGAAGTGATCTTATATCCCTTGCATCATTTAAAAATTGTGGTGAAAGTGGATCATCATAGCCATAACTTACACCGTTTAATACTGCGTAAAACGTTGATATTACTCGATTATATTCAGATTTAGAAAGTCTTTTAGATAACGTGATTAACGTTTTAGTTAACTCAGTTATACCACCCGTTCTTTTTCCCTTTAACATAATCCTCGCAAATTTTTATAGCTGTAACTATTTTAGCTTCTGAGGGCCGTGAAGCGTGTCTCTTGGTTCCTGATCCATTACAGAAAATGCATATATGTTCGATGTAACCGTTACTGACACCAAAGACAATTCCGCTGCCTCTACATTTATTACAATTTAGTAATTTTTTTGTTCTACCCATAATTATAAAATTATTTTATTTAATGCAAGACTTAAATGACAGTGGGTTCAGTATACTCTATCAGAGTTTAGGGCTCAAGGGTTCGTTTTTTTCTTCAAACGATTCTATAACTTTATTCATGTCAGCTATATCATTAGCCAACAACTTATTATCATGTTTTAATTCTCTAATTTCTTTACCAGCTTTTTTACAAATCTCTTTTAATAAATCTTTTTTACGAGTTAACACCCTAATTTTTTCTTCCATCTCTTCTATATTTCTTATCGCATCATCCATTTCTTTCTCCCTATTTTTTTTTAAAATGATTTTTCCATCTCTTAATTACAAAACTATATACATCATGGGTCCTATCTAATCTTCCAAACCTAGTAAATGCCATTCTCCAACTGTTCCTAGTTTTTCTTTTTTTATTAATATAGCTATCTCTTTCATTAGCAATCTTATCTCTACGTTCTAAACTTTGATAATATTTACCTAAAGGATTATAAAGATCCCATAACCTTACATCTACATTTCTTACTTCCATCCACTTAACAAATTTTTTCATCTTAGTTATTTTTAATAGTGATATGTCCATTATATAAACACAGCTCCCACTATAAAACCAATCATAAACATAATTAAATGTGGGTGGTCAATCCACAAAATTTCTAAATTAAATCTTATCTCATTTATCCATTTCATCATATTATTTAATTAGTTAAAACATAAAATATTAATAAAGCAATCTCAACAGCTATTATAGTTTCAATCATTTTTTTTTCTCCATTTTTATTAATTGTTTACCAATGGTAGTCCAAGGATTAAATTCAATTTTTGAGCATCCGTTTAAAACCATCAGTATCAGTATAAACTTTACCCACTTCATCTTCATTTACTTTTCCATCTTTACATATTAAACATTTAACAATAACATCCTCCATTGCAAGTTTATATGGCACCTTAACTAAGGCAGTGCCATTACAAATTGGACAATCAATTTTGTTATTCTTTTGATCCATTCAATAATTTTTTTCTCATTGTATCTACAGTTACTTTTTCTTTTTTAGCTAAGTGAATAACATAATCATTTATTAACTTACTAATCATTGCACCTGGGGCTCTAAATTTATTTTTACATAAACCTTTTAGTAAAGAATAATCTTGTTTAGCTACAGCAATTGATTTCCATTTATTTATGTCCATTTTTATTCTCCAATATTTTAACTTGTTTAACTAATTGTTTTACACCCTCTTCTAGTTCGGCATTTTTTTGTTTAAATATTTTTAAATTTTTACTAAGAATATCTATAGTTTTAAACAATCCATCTCTAGCTTCTTCTAGTTTACCCATAGGATCTAAGTTGCCTTCTGGTTGTTGTCCTAAAGGCAATACATTATTCAGTCTCGCCATTTCAGCGTTCATTTTTTCTATCATTTTTCGTCTCCGGTTGGTTGGTTTTTTCGTTCTTGTATTTCGTCTTCTACAAAAATTATGGCTGCTGTTCTACCAAAAGGATAAAATTTTTTCCCTGATATATCATACGCAGAAATCATAGTGATTGCATCAATGTAACTATCTAAATGCATTGAATCTTCAGTAGGTGTACCGTCTGAATCATTACTTGGCATTTTAGATAATTGTCGGTCTAAGTCTTTCATGATACCCTGGGCTACTGAACTATTACATTTAAATCTCATAAATCTTAATTACATGGGATACATGGGATAGTCAAGAAAATTATGAAAATACTTTTAACTATTATTATTTGTTCTGGAGTATCTGATACTTGTTTACAACCATTTACTTTTGAACCACCTTATAACTCTATCTATGATTGTATGGTTGATGGCTATACTAAATCACTTGAAAAAACTATAGAAATAGGTAAAGAAGAAGTAAACAAACATGACATATATATAAAATTTATGTGTAAAAAAGACAATAAACTTCTAATTTAGAATGATTATAAAGTATATATTATTAGCATCAATATGTTACCAAATGCCAAATATGACAGAAAAATGTATTCAACAAATTAAAAATCCAGTCTCAGATCAACAGAGATGCATAGCTATAGCAAATCATAGTGGCAAGGCCTTTAAACAAAGAGTAGAAGCTCTGAGTGGCTCTGTGACCTCTTATGAGGCATTTTGTTATGCTATTGACAATCAAGGGTACAATGTTGACTGGTCCGTTAAAATATCTTATAATATCTTATGACAGCTTATCGTATCCAAGCTCGTGTGGGAGGAAAGTATTTAGATACTAATCTTGATGCACCCACTGACAAAGAGGCTCTCGATAAGTTTGTTCAACTTGCAAGTGAAGGTAAGATAAAAGAAGTTAACACAGATTTTTATACACCTAAATTCACTGGCATAACTTTGGAGGAAATAAATGTTGAGTCCGGAAAAAGTACAAATGTTAAAGAAGCTTCAACACCTGGAGCATAAGTGGTCAGCAGGTTTTCTGACACATGGTGGTTGTAATGTCGAGATGTTGCAAATAGAAAGAGAGATTAAGTCTCAAAGAAATACTATTAAGCATCAAGATGTTCAAGAAAACTTAACCGCAAGTAGAATACAACAAAGCGCTTAAGACCTAGGTAAAAAACGTTCAGGAGTCCTTAGAGTATTTGTCTGCCCAAATTCGTAATGATTAATTATAGCTAACAGTTTTGGTTTTTTCTCAATAGTAAAGTTAACAATTTTCTTAGCAGCTATCAAAGCTTTTTGATGAGAACATCTCCAACGCCACTGATCTTTTCTACTGAATCCTAAATTAGCTTTATGTGTAATTGTACCTACACCAATTATTCTTAGAAACTCTGCAATAGGATCTAAGTGGACCATATTAATTTCCATTGATACTCTCCATTTATATTTATGGCCACCTTTAGGATAATCTTTTTTATATTGAACACACCCCTCTCCATCAAATAAACCACCACACCAAGCTTCTGGTTCTAGTCCTCTGGTAAACACTTACTTAGCGTCTCCCCAAGATTTGCCAATACCATACTCTACAATAAATGGAACTTTAAATTCTATTGTGTTCTCCATAGTATGTTTAATTTTTTTTATCTGCTCTTCTCCTTTTGCACCACTCTCTATATTAAAACAAAGCTCATCGTGTATTTGTAAGATAGGTAGATCACCACCTTCTACACAATCTAGCATGGCTTGTTTAGTCTGATCAGCGGCACTGCCTTGTATTAATCTGTTTAATGCTTTGTAAGTGTAGGCTCTTTTAATACCATCTCTACCATATTTGGCTACTGCATTATCAAATGTTTCAGCCATATGTAAACCGAAGTCTCTTGTTTCCCACTTATCAAACCTACATTTACGGCCCTTCTTAGTACGAATTACTCCTTTTTCACTAGCAGTTTGCATGCATCTATCAGATAACATTTTAACAAAAGGTACCTTTCTATTGTATTTACTAATTAAAACATCAGCTTCTTCTTTAGTTACCCCAAGGCTTAAGGCTAATTTATTTTTACCCATACCATACATTAAGCCTAGTCCAATAGTCTTAGCTTGGTTTCTTTCAATACCTACTAGATCAGCTACAGTTTGATGAAAGTCAGCATTAGAATTTTTATAAGACTCTACTAATTCATTTGATCCTTCATAACCTTCTCCAATACTTGCTGCATAATGAACCGTCATTCGTGGTTCTTGCTGAGAGTAATCAAAGCTACCCCATCTACATCCTTCTTCTGGAATGAATAGAGCTCTAATCAGTGGACCAAATTCTTTATTCCTGGATGGCACTTGTTGTAAATTTGGATTTGACATACTCAATCTACCGGATACAGTTCCGCCACTATCAGATCTAAGTTGATTTATTTCTGCATGTATCCTTGAATTGACCTGGTACTTCATGATAGAAGATAGGAACGTATTATGAAATTTATTAACTTCTCTAGCCTGAACAATCAACTTAGCAATTTTGTGTGGACAATTGACCAACCAGTTTTGAGTAAATGATGGCTCGTCTGTTTTTTGGGTACGTGGGTACTCTATTTTCAGCTTATCAAAAGCTATGGCAATCTGGCGTGCTGCCCAAATGTCTGTGTCTACTCCTGATTCTTTTCGTATTGCCAATAGGAGTTCTTTTTCTTGGATCCTCATTTTTGTTCGTAGTTTTTCAGCTAATTCCACTTCTACTCTAACACCTCGTTGTCTCATCTTAATTAAGTTAGGTAACAACTTAGATTCCATTTCCCACACAGTAGTTAAACTTTGTAATTGTATTTCTTGTTTAAATCTTTGCCATAATAGAAGCGTGAGTCGTGCATCTTGTTCAGCATAATAACCAACATGTTCTGCAGGTAACTTCCACATCTCAGCTTTAGGATCAACACCATGGTCTGCTGCTGCTTGTTTCAAATCAGTCTCAGCTTTTAGTTCTCCTAAATAATCCCGTGATAAATTATTTAAAGAAAAAGAATATCTGTTCTCATCTATAAGAGCTGCTGCAATCATAGTATCAACAATCTCTCCCTCAACTTTAATTCCTACTTGTTGTAACCAACCTACATCGTACTGAGCATTATGAAATATTTTAGTACAAGGTAAACTACATACACTTTTCATATATGCCTTAACTTGTTCCGGTATCATATTACCGCCACCTAAATGACCGAATGGATAGTAACCTTGCCATCCTTCTACAGCTACAGCAAACCCTATGATCTCTCCTTTACCTAAAGCCCAGCCGGCCCCTAAACCATTATTTATTCCTTCATCCCTAGTCTCTAAGTCAATAGCTATTTCAGTGGCTCCAGTTAAATCTTTATACTCTGATGGGGAAGACCAAATATGTTTTTTAAAATTCATGTTAAGTTGTAAGCCGCCCATTATTTTTTATCCTCATCTAAATTTTTAATATCATAATCATAACTACCTTCCTCATGTTCATCAGTAATCCATTTAGAAGAATTCTCTACAGAGTATATTTTATTACTTACTAATCTATTAATTAAATTTTTAGATGGATCAACACCCATAGATGCATCAAACATTTTAAGTCTATTATTAGGTTGAATAGCAAAGTTACCATCTTCTAATTCAAGAACATGACCACACTTATGTTGATCTGGTTTTTCAGCGTAACCAAAATTAAGTTCATTAAAATCACCAGAGCACCAATCTATAGTAAAAAGATATTTACCTTTTCTTAATATCTTTCTTCTTGATGTATATTGCATAGTAGCACCAGCTAATTCATAGAAAGTTGTAACACTTACATTATAACTAAAACTATCCCACATAACTAATTCATCTAAGGGTACTTCTTTTACTCCTGGTTTAGTACAGAAAGCTGAGATAGGAGCTCTCCACCATAAGCCTCCATCTTCCATTAAAAAATGAAACATAGGTACTCTATTAGGAATAGAACTAAAACCAAATACTCCTACTTCAAAATATTTATCGTGTGAATCTTTTTGATCTCTTAAGTAGTTACCTCTTACCCAACATTCTATTACAGGTATGTTTGCATTTAAGTACATTATTTTTTATCCTTTAGTTTTTTTATTTCTAGATCACAATAATGTTTTATCTTTTCTAAATCTTTTATTTTATCTTTGTTTAAATACCTACAAACATATTTAACAACACACCCTTGAAAGAAAGAGAGATTGTTTTTGGAAATAAATTCGTAAGGTTGTATGGTAAAGTTTTTATAATGATTGCCCCCTATTTGTTTATTCTCTGGGAAATCGTCTTTAAATATATCACTGTTTGTCATTTTTCTCCTGTACATATATTAAATAATCTGCACCCAATGGGTAGTTATACTTATAGTCAGTTCTTAATAGATGTAAAGTTTTTCTTGCCCTAGTTGAACCTGTGTACCAAACTTTTCTTTCGTTAATTTTTTCTTCAGAGTTCTTATGTTTAAATGATGATGGGTAATTACCTTTACCATACAATACTACATTATCCTTTTCATCCCCCTTAACTGAGTGTATCGTATCTATTATTATAACTGGATCTTTATTTAATTCTGCTTGACCATATCGTTTAAGTAATCTTATGAAGTGTCTTATTTGATTAGGCTTAAAGTTTCTTCTTAGTATCCACCACCATTGTTTAGTCTCGGCTTCATCTGGTAAATCTAAACCACACCATTCTTTTAACTCTTTAAAATCATATTCTTGAAAGTCTGGTTGGTTAGACCAAAACTTTTCTGCTCTAAATTTAGGATCAGATAGTTCTCTTATATACTGATACATAACTTTGGCCTGCATCTTATTTAATTTTTTACCATTACTTAAATGTGTCCAGGCTTTAATAGCTTCCCATTGTTTAACATCAAAACATTTAACATCTTTATTATCTTTAAAATATAAACCTGCATCCTTAGCTAACATCCTAAGTTCATTAACACTACTATTTACCCTACCTAATATAAACCAACTACCCTCTATTTCATTAAATGGTATCTCAGTAAAATTTCTATAGCTCTTAACAGATCCTTCTTTCTCTGTATGTTCATATTCTTTTTCTTCACTATCTAATATACCCCGTCTTATTATCTGTGAAAATTTATGAATAGCTGCACCAAATCTTCTAGTCTTTCTTAACTTTACTTTTCGACCTGGAAAAAAAGTAGTAAAGTATTTTGGATCTGCACCATTCCATTTATATATACCTTGGTCATCATCACCAGCTAAGTATATTCTTTTTACTTTATCGGCCATCTTATATATAACTGACCACTGTAATGGTGTGAAGTCCTGAGCTTCATCTATAATTAAAACTTTAAGTGCTGGAAAATCTATTTCATTAATAGCTCTACCAATCATATCATCAAAGTCTATAAAAGGTTTTTCCCCACCATGCTTTTTATAATGCTCGTAAGTTTTTATCTTTCTAAAAAATACATCTAATGAATCTTTTTTGTAAGACTCTCTCTTATAGGCTTCACTAGGTTCAACACATAAATTTCTAGATTTACTATATATACCTAAAGACCAATCCTTATATAAGAAATTATCATCAGCTAATCTTTGATCGCTGGTTTTAATTATCTTAGTCTGTAATGCAAAATCGATTGTACAATCTTTAGGATCAAATACATCTTCAGAAAAATATCTTCTACAATAAGTGTGTAATGTTTTAAATCTATAGAAGTCCTCTGTAGTGTATAATGGAAAAGCTTCTGTTGCTCTAGCTACTGCGGTGTTAACGGCTTTGTTAGTAAAAGATAAGAAGGCCATCTCACTAGGAAGAATACCTTTTTTTAAATGACCCTTTAATACTTTTTCAATTAAGGTATGTGTCTTTCCTGTACCAGGTGGTCCAAAAATCTTTATGGTTTTCTTATAAAGGCTTTTAAGTTTTTCAAGTTCTAAATTTTCCTGTGTGGTAGTCATCATCCATTTCAGTTGGCTCTTTATTTTTATTATCTTGTTTAGATTTTATTTTCATATGCTCAACAAACTCAGGCATCTGAACCTTCCATACATTCTTAACACCCTCATGATACTCTAGTCTTTCACAGTTTAAAACATCTAAAGCTTCTTTAATACTTTTAAATATTTTTTTATTACCATGGAATCTTTCTAAAGTAATTTTCCTAAAGTAACATTCATTTGTTTTACTATCTAATATTACATAGTTATCTTTTAACTTATCAAAGTCATCTTCCTCTATATGATTTTCAAAGAAGTCTTTTAAGAAAGTGTACTTCTCTTCTTCAAGTGTATCTTCATATTTCATTAAAACATTTTCTTGAGCTCTAACTACTAACTCTCTTAATAATAATTCAAATGGTGGTGGACCAGACTTAGGTCTAGGTAAAGTCATCCAGTATATCCCATACCTTAACAATCTTGTTCTCCAAGACTTTTCATCTTTCATATCTTCTGGTGTGACAGAAACTTTATGACCTTGGTATTCAAAGGTAAACTGTATTGACTTAGTATCTCTTACATACTCTATATCTTTAAAGTCCTCTATCATATCTGGTACTTGAGAACCAATACCTAAATTTCTAAATTTACATTTTTCTTTATCACATAAGGGTGTGTTACATTTTAAAGCATAATTCTTTTTACTTACTGAGTTAGCTACTGTACTTATAACTTCTTTCTCTGGTAAGGGAGTGCTAAATATTTGTTTGTTTCTTTCTAGTAAAATCTCAGTCACTTCTTTTTTTGTAAGATTACCATCTGCTTTTTTCATTTCTAAAACACCCATATTAAAAAGTAAATCGTTTCTGTGATTACCAGTCCATGGTTCTGATATTAATTTTTGACAACAGGGTGGATACTGTTTCCAATTACTTTCTGGTTCGTATTCTTTAATTTTTAATTTAAGTAAATCTTCTATTGCTATTGTTTTTTGTTTAGCTAATTCTAAAAATCTTCCTATCAATACTGGACTATTGTTATCATCGTAAGCATGTTCAGTAGTAGCATCCATATTAAAGTATGGCATGTTCATACATTTGTTCATTGGAAAAACTTCTAATGATTGAAAGAAAACATTATTCCATTCGTGTAAAACTTTTAAAATATCTTTTATAGGTGTCCAATCTTTTAGAAAAATAAATAAATGTAGACCACCAGACTTAGATCTAGCAGGTATTAAAGGTAGTTTGTGTTCTCTAATAATATCTACAATTTTCTTTTCACTAAATCCTTTATAATTTTGTGGGTCTATATCTATACAACCCCATTTAACTACATCACCATTCTCAGGTTTTATTCCTATTCTTTGAGCACCTTCTAAGTGACCCTTCCACAGTTTAAGAGTAACAGGTTCGTGAACCGTGAAAGTTTTAGCAACATGCTTGCCCCGTTCATCTACCTCTCCTGTGAGAGAGGTAGTAATGAACAGTTCAGAGTTACCCTCAAATAAATTTAAGAGTTCCTTTTCCATTAGAATGGTACAGGGCTCTTAGCTTCTTGGTCTTTGTTGAGATCATTAGAAAAATCTACCTTACCAAAGATATCACTTTTCATTGCTGATTGATAAAATGCTCTAGTAGTTTCTAAAGCTTTAAGATCCTTTTCAGGATTTAAATATTTATCAAACTCAACAACCCAACCATACCAAGAATTCTGTGAGTTAGATTCCTTAGTAGTGCTTAGTTTGTAAGTAGTAGCCCAAGTAGGAGGTCTGTAAAAACCTTTGGCACCCTGCACTCTTCTTGATTGCATCATTGAGTTCCAAGTCTTAGACTTTTTCTTTTGTGTAGACTTCATAGTAATCAATGCTTGTTCTACTGGACTATAATTCTCATCCAACAAATAAACAAAGTGGTTACCGGTGTCTTCGATATAATTACCATTAGGCAATCTATCTTTATTGTCTGCCGACCTTGTGGTCTGAGACATGATAGCTGGATCAGTGTGAATACCTACCGGTCTTCCTGGACTGTCCCCTTTATCTTTCCATTCATTAAAAGTATTAATGTAAAGACAAGGTACTACTATCACTCCTGTTTTACCTTTCCAAACAGATCCTGATGTCTCACTCCATATGTCACCTTGTTTAGCGGTGTCCACATGTTTACCATCACTTTCATCAAGAACTGGTGAGTTAGCATATAGTATCTTTAGGATTGGTAGTTTTTGGTCTCGAGCTGTTACAAACTCTTGACCCTCACCAGAAGCTGATTCTAGATCAAGGCCTACTGGTAAGTTGTCGGCTTTCTTAATAACCTCTTTAACTTGAGGTTTCGTTTGCTCTTGTGTCATGTTTACTCCTTCGTTGTTAGTTTGGTTTTGTTTGATACATAGGTCCCGAATAAGTCAGCAGGCACATGTTGTCCTCTTTCAATTTGATCCTTAACAAATCCTTTAAGAGTACTAGGGTGCACTGATTCTTTTTGTTTGACATCAAGACCTTTGTTTTTAAGTTCCTCTACTAAAGCCTTAGCTTCATTATCTTGATTACGAGTAAAACTCATGGACACATCATTCTTAATTAATGATCCATGATTGTTATCTCTCAACCAAGTAAATGCTTCTTCGGTTTTTGATAAAGGTATTCTTGCAGCGTAAAAAGGTTTGACCTCAACTTTTGTACCATCGCTGAGTTCAATCTTTTGTACCCCGGTGTTTTGCATCAAGTTTGGAATTGTCTGCTCAGAAAGAACGGTTTCGATTTCTTTAAGTTTCTTTACTTTTTCTTCAGCCGTTTTTATTTGTTCCTGAGTTTCCAATAACTTGTTGCAAGATTCGGCAATATCTTTAGTATTGCCTGTATCAATCTTAATGATTGATTCTGCTTCTAAGTCCATATGAACCTCCATTTGGAAAAAGTAATATATTAATTAATTGCAATGTGCAAACAAATAATTTAAAAAGTTTCTGTGTACAATTATAAAACACAACCTTATGAACATCAGCGTCAAGCCCTTATTAAAGGAGCGGAAGCTAAGAACTATGCCTATTTTATGGAGATGGGAACAGGTAAGACTAAGGTAGCAATTGATAACGCTTGTTGGTTGTATCTTCAAAATAAAATAAAACATGTATTTGTTATAGCCCCTAAGACAGTTTATTTAAATTGGGTAAAAGAAATTAAAACTCATTCATCTGTTGACCCTAATATTTGGACATGGAAAGTTGATTCAGATAAACTATTTAACTTTGGTGGCATTGATCAATTAAATTTTGTACTAATGAATGTAGAGGCTCTATCACATAAGAGTGGTCAAAAATGGTTGGAGTCTAAATTAATTAAATATGGTTTACAGTCTATGTTAATTTTAGATGAGAGTACTACTATTAAAAATAACTCAGCGCTAAGAACTAAAGCTATTGTTAAGTTAGGAAGCTTTTTAAAATATAAAAGAATACTTACAGGTTCCCCTATAACTAAATCACCTTTAGATCTATTTACCCAATGTGCTTTTCTAGATAGATCGCTATTAGGTTATGATAGTTATTTTGTATTTAGAAATAGATATGCTGTTATGCATCAAGTTGATATGGGAGGCAAGGTAGTTATGTTTCCTAAGTACTATACTAATCTTGATGAGCTGGAGAATAAATTAAAAACGTTTTCATATAGGGTAAGAAAAAAAGATTGTTTAGATCTCCCTGATAAAGTTTATGTACAGAGATATATAGAATTAACCGAAGAACAAAAACAAGTTTACTCAGATTTAAAACGTAAGGCTATGACTATTATACATGATGATACTGTTTCATTTAGTAATAAACTTACAGAAGTATTGAGGCTACACCAGATTACTTGTGGTTTTCTTAACACTGATAGTGGAGAAGTTCATGAATTTAAAGGTAACCCTAAATTAAAAGAGCTCCTGAACATATTGGAAGAGACAGAGGATAAGTGTATTATATGGGCTAACTACGTTTACAACATTGAGATGATTAAAACTAAATTACAGGAGCGCTATGGAAGAGAGGCGGTGGTTTCTATATATGGAAAAGATTCAGTTAGTGTTCGTAAGGAAGCTGTTGAACGTTTTCAATCTGATGATAAATGCCGTTTCCTCGTTGGTAACCCTACTACTGGTGGTTATGGTCTCACCCTTACTGCTGCTAGGAATGTTATTTATTATAGTAACAGTTACAATCTTGAAGTCAGGCTCCAAAGCGAAGATCGTGCTCATAGAATTGGTCAAGGTTTTAAAGTTACATATATAGATCTAATAGTAAAAGATTCTATTGATACACTAATACTTGCATCACTAGAGGGTAAGGTTAAAATTAGCGCTAAGACTTTAGGTGAAGAAGTTATGAAGTGGCTTTAATCTTTTCGTACTGCTCTACTTTTTCAAACCACTTATTTTCATATTCATCTAACAAACTAGAATCCATTTTAAATTCTTGATATAGTCCATCTTTAGTACAAATAGATATAACCCCTTGTTCTATAGGTCCATATTGCACTTTGTGTGCCA